CACAATGAAAAAATTAATCTTCGCTGTAATCGTTCTTGTAACGTTTTCATCATGCAAAAAATGCTTCCTATGTGACGGGCAAAAGGTTTGCCCTGATAAGAATTACGATATTTATAAAGACAAGAATAATAACCCTTGCATAGTTCTTTAAGCATTGAATTTATTATTTAAGTATTCCGTTTGATTGTTTCAGTTGGTATTGCTTTAAATACACTTTCAATTACATAAATCTGTTCAGGGCTTAACTGCATTAATGTTTCCTGTTTTATTACCATTCCATTTATCTGAACAAAGTTGTTTTGCGTTTGTATCAATGTGCTGTTTGTACCTGTTTCATTCATTGCACCGACCGCTTTTAAAAATATCTTCGCTGCTCCCGTGTCCCCGTTTACAGCAAACTGAAACATTTTAGCCAAAACTTTTGAAGCCATAAAACGGAAATTTTCAACCTCCGATAAATATAAATTGTGCTTAGTATATTCTTCGATATGCTTACTTATTGTTTGACGGCTTAAGCCAGATTTTGTGGCAATTTCTCTTTGTGCTGGCATACGTCCCAGTTCTTGCATAAGTGTGGCAATAGTGGAGGTTATTGTGCTATGGTTGTATTCCCAAACTTGGTTTCGATGTTCAATACCAGCTATCAATTCTATTTTTGAAACAATAGCATCCCGATTAACCCCTTTTGAATTATTTAATTCATTAGTTAACCTTTCAAACAGCTTTGCTTGCTCCGATTTTGAAAGGGGCATTAAATCTTTTTCTGTTATCTGCTTTAGATTAAAAACCTTTTCGATTTTAAGCTGTGAATTTGTCAACCTTTGTAAACCCTTTTTTGCTGTTTTCATATCAATTATTTTTTTCTGTTATTATCTGTTTTAGTTCTTGTAATCGGTTGAGGTATGGTAAAAAAGTTCTTTTGCCGTTGTTGGCTTTTAATGTTTCAAAATGGCTTTCCATAAACTTTGAACAGTCGGTTATTGTACCGCAACTGTTCAGTTTTACGGGCTGGGTTGGTAGTTGAATACTTGTAAAGTAGTTTTCAAGTTCTGCAATTTCTTTGTGCCATTTACTGCCATTTACTGCCAAATTTTCGCACCTATTGAAATTGCAAACGGGTTCGTGTGGCTTAATCGCTTTCACTTCAACCATAGTTTGAACGGCTGGGGTTTGTGCTGTGGCTTTGGGTTCTGCCTGAATAAAATCTTTGTAATCAAATTTTATAAGATAGTCGGCAAGGTCAAGCCCTTGTTTTCGCTCAATATCGGTGGCTTTGCGCTCTAATAAATCGGAGGTAACAAAATTCGCTATGTGTGAAAGTTCCTTTGCCTTGTTGCTCCATTTGTCAAACCCTTTAAGGTCGGGAAACAAGATAACAGTTCGCCCCTTAAGCACATTGCAACGTTCAGCGTTCAAGTTAGTAAGACTGCCAACGGCAACCCAAATAAATGCTGGCAAATATACGCTGGCAATTACAGCCGTTTTTTCGCTTTCAACTATGGCAACTGGTTTTGTTTTGTCAATTAGTAAGTGTTCACCAAACAAGCATTGCTTTAACTCAAAATTGGGCTGTTTAATCGCTTTATGTACCCAGTGAATAAGATTGTGAGGCTCTTTAACTCTTTTGCCTGTGGTGGGGCTGTAAAGCATTATTTTGCCCGTTCTAACTTTTCCTTGTGTATCTATTTGCCAAAATACCGTTGCACCTTTCCAATACTTCGATGTTCCAATAGGGTATTTTTTCAATAACTCTATTGTAACATTCTTACCAAATAATGAAAGCAGGTATTGAATAAAGTAATTGCAATCGTATGAAGTTCTGCTCTTATCGAATATATCAATTGCAATACTTGAAGTATGTTTAACACATAAAATATTTGTTCGTGTTTCCCTATTTGCTTTTCTGCTTTTTGTTCCATAATTAAATACTTTGTTGGTTTCGAAATATTGTTTGGGTGTTAAATGGTAACCGCAATTACTTTCACGGTTGCACCTGCCAACGGTCGGGTGTATGTGTTCGCCCGTTTCGGTATCAATGTAAAGTGTAAAGGTCTTTTCTCGTTGCTGGCAACTGGGGCAACTGTAACGGGTATTCATTCCCTTGTATGGCTCTAAAACGTATCTGTGTTCACTCATTTTCTGCATAGTTTGTGTAACACTTGTAACACTTGTAACAGGTTGTTACAGTTGTTACAGGTTGTTACAGTCCTTTAAAATTCTGCTAACTTTCATGTGAGAAATACCAAGTTCAGTCCCTATTTCTCTAAGGCTTCGCCCCAGTTGCTTTAGTTCGCTTACTTTTTCGTTTAGCTTTTCTTTGTCCTTTTCGCTGTGCTGTTTTAGGTGTTCCCATTCCTTACCGAAATTCACAAACTCAAACAATAGGAAATTGAGGGGCTTATCAATTTGACAAACACAAACATTTTCAGCATCGTAAATTTGCTCGGTGTTCCGTTGCTTAATCTGTTTCAGGTAGCGTAAATTTTTGTCGCTGTGGCTTTCACCTATTGAAAAGGAACTATCACAAAAGTTTATTAGCATCTTACTGCCTTGTAAATCATTTCGGGTAATTGGTTTTGATAAGTCCCTTTTTGGTGTGTGTGCAAGTGCCAAAATAGAAAGCCCGTATTTGTTCTTTAATGCTTTCAAATGTTTCATTAAGGGCAAAGCATCTTTAGCCTTTTCAGTTTCATTTTTAAGGTAAGTAAGGTTATCAATAATTAAAACCTTTGCCCCTGTTTCGTTAATACTTCGTTCCAATGAATGGTTGAGGTAATCCTCAAAGGTTTGGGCTTCGGGTATGGTGGCATCGGGGTTTATTTCAACCCTTATAAAGTTGTTATCAAAGTTGTAATGCTGTTCAAACTTTGTTGAATATCGGTTTTCAAATTGTTTGTCGCTTAACTCAAAATCAAAATACAAAATCGGTTGCTTTGGTGTTTCCAATTTAAAGCCCCGTATCTGTTCGCCCTTGCTTATACTGTTACCAATTTGCACGGCTAAAATTGACTTACCTAAATTGGTGTCGGCAAACAAAATACATAGTTCACCCTCAAACCAAAGTTCACCAAAAAGCATTTGCGGAATAGGTCGGGTTTTCGCCTGTTCAATCCAACGGCTGGCTGTTTTCACGGTGAACAGTCCTTTACTTTCTTTGGCTTCATTGCCTTGCTTTAAAAGTTGTTCAGCTTCGGTTTTAATATCCTCAACCCCTATACCGTATTTATCAAATTCAAACGCTGGGGTAATGGTGTTTAAATTTGTATCTTTGTCCCCGTCTTTTGTGCTTAACTTATTAGGGGTGTTGTTATGTTCCTGCATAGCTTACCCCTTTTTAGTTTTACAATATTGTTCGGCTTCGCTGGCTGTTTCTGCCAACGTCTTTTTTCTGCCTTGCCTTAACCAGTTATCAATTTCCGATTTTAGAAACCTCAACTTTTTACCGCCTTTGTGTACGGGAATAGTACCAGCGTTTACCCAGCCGTAAACTGTGGGCTTACTGGGTTTGTCGGGGTGGTAAATACAAAGTTCGTTGAGGTCAAACCAACGGTCGGTTTCGGTTGGTTGTTCGTTACTCTTTTCAAGTAACAGCCTTTTTATTTCGCTTACTTCATTGGTAAGGTGTGTAAAGGCTTTCGGTAATGTTTCAAGGGTTAAACCCTCTGTTAAATTTTCCATTTGCTTACAGTTATTTATTAAACTTTCAGCAAACTTATATTGACTTTAAGCCCTCATAAAGAGGTTAGTAATGTTAGTATAGGTTTCGTAATTTTCGTAATGAAATAGTAAACTGTTTACCTTTTTGTTTTGTAATCCCTTGCCCAGTTTGTTTGTATTATTTCGGTTTTATACCCTTCAAAAAAATCACCTAAAAGGGCTGCATATTCTTTTTGTCTTTCGTGTTTCTTTTGCGAAATATCTTTATAGTAAATATAAAACACGGTGTAAATTTTCTGCTTTGTAGGTGTGTGTTTCAGCTTAAAAAGTATTTCAGGTTTTGTTTGCAATTCAAACGCTGCTTTCAAATACTCATTTAATTCCTGTTCGGTTAAATATCCTTTCTCAACTAAACCAGCTTTAAAGTGGTTGTAAATTTCAGTTGGTTTAATGTTATCAAAGTTGTTTGTAAAAGTTGGTGTTTCCTGCTCTGTTTCTGTTTCGTTTTGTTGAGGTGGTAAGGCTTTCAGCAAAGGGGTAATTTCATCAATAAACTTTTTTTCATCATTAAACCATTCCTTTAATATTTTCCTGTACCGCTGTTCCTCATTCGGTGAACTGTTTTTATACCCTTGTTTCAGTTTCAGTTTACGGCTATTAATTACCAGTTCCAGTTTGATTTTATTTGCATCGGTTATCAAACCCTTTTCGTAAAGAGTAACCCCGTTTATTTGCGTTAATAGGCTGTTCGTTAAGTTTATCAATGCTTCAATCAAACTGCTTTTGGTGTGCATCTTTACTTTTGCCATTCCCGAATAAATATTTGTTTCGGGCTTGCCGTTCAGTATTGGTAACTGCTTTTCAAAGTGCTGTTTAAGGTTTCCGAAATAACTGTTTAACTCAAAGGGAAATTCTTTAAACCATTTTTGATAAGTGCTTAACAAAACATTTAAATCGGTTTTAGGGTTTTCATTCGGGGTTTGGTAGGTATTAAGAAATTCAAGTAAACGGGCTTTCGTTTCCGCTTTCATTTCCTCATTACGTTTCAGCAAATCGGTAACGTAAAAAAAGTAATCCGATAAGTAAAGACGTTCACCGCAATCATTCGGCATTTGTCCGAAACTTTCAACCGTCCATTCAATGTAATCAGTTATTCCCTTATACCAATTTTCTGTACTGTGGTTATTGATAATATGCTGGTTTGTGTAAATGATTTTCTTTGCAACCATTACAGGAACATTTGCAAATAAAGCCCTGTTAAACTCTTTTACTTTTACAAGGTTTGAATGATAGGAACAGCAAAACGGGAAACCTTTTTTTTGTTGGTTGCCCTCAAACTTTACGGTAAGTCTTCTTGTTAATTCAGTAAGTATTTTTTGGCAACCTTCGCACGTTGTATAATTGTGTTCGCCTGTGGTTGGTTCTATTTCAAACGGTAATTCAAACGCCCCGTTTAAATCCATTTGCCACATAACAGTTTTACCGCAAAACTCAACGGGCTTTATTTCGTTTACAAAAAATGTAGTATGTCTATTTATCATTTATCTTTTATGCTTTAGAGTTAAAAATCTAATTGTATTTTGTCGGCTGCTTCACGTTTGGTTTGGTCTATAATCTTTGCGTATATCTGTGTGGTTTTTAGTTCACGGTGTCCCAGCATTTTTGAAACGGTGTAAATATCCGTTCCCTTTGATAGTTGTAAGGTGGCAAACGTGTGCCTGAAACAATGAAAGGTTATATCCTTTGTTATTCCTGCTGCTCCAATCCATTGGTATAGGTGTTTGTTTTCGTATGCTGAATAAGTAAGCCCCTCAAATACTTTGTCTGTGGGTTCTTTGCGTTCACCCAGTAAGCTGTAAGCCTGTTCAGAAATAGGCATCATTTCAACCCCTTTTGTTTTTTGCTGTTTGAACTGAATAAAATACCCGTTGTTTTCAATGTATTCCAGTTCGCCCCAAACAAGGTTTTTAATATCTGAAAACCTCAACCCTGTGAGGGCTGAAAATAAGGCTGCACGTTTCAATAAAGGGTTATTACATTCAGTTTTTACAAGGCTGTTCAGTTCCTCAATGGTTAAAAAGTTTCTTTGTGTTTCAGCCTGTTTAACGGGTTGTATTTTGCCGTTCAGGTCGCTGGGTAAATACCCGTCTTTATACGCTTGCTTTAAAGTTGCTTTCAGTTTATTGAAATAGGAAACGGCTGAATTTTGGGCAAGTGTTACCTTGTTGCTCTTATTGCTTTTGGTAGTGAGTAAATACTCTTTGAACTCATTACAAAACTTTTCGTTGAGGTCGGCAAACTTCAAATTTCCCTTTGTGAATGTTTCAAGGTAATTGTAGGCTGAAACCCAGTTATCGTGGTTACTGGCTTTACGTTTGTCGGCAAGGCTTTTAAAGTAGGTAACAAAGTTTTGTTCGCCCTGCTCTTTAATCTTTAGTTGTTCCTTTTCATACCCTGTATAAATTTCGGGTTTGTTTAAATAGTTTTCACGTTTCTGCCTTATCTGTTCAGCAAGCTGTAAAGTTTCTTTGTTGCCTTGCTTATCAATAGGGTTCTTTGCCTTATCAAAAAGGTACAGCCCTAAAAATTCCCTTCGGGTTGGTTCGCCTGTTTCGGGGTGTGGTATGGCTGGGTAAAAATCCAAATACAAACTTTGCCTGTTACCTGAAATTTTCTTTTCTCTTAACTTAACTTTTATTGCCATTGTCTTTTATGCTTTGGTGTTTATCTCAATAGTTTATCAATTACCGTTTTCGGCACGTATGCAAACCAGCCCTTTTTTATTTTTGGTATGCTGTTTCGTTTGATAAGGTTTTGTACGGCTGTTTCTGAAATACCGTATTTACTTTGCACTTCGGTAAGGTTGTAACAGTCTGAAATATCAAACTGCATTTGTTCGGGTTGCTTTTCGGGTTGAGGTGTAACGGTTCGGGGTTGTTCAAATAAAAGCTGTTCAAGGTCTGAACGTCTTATTATAGTTCGCTTACCTGCTTTGCCTGTAATCAGTTCGCCCCGTTCAATCATTCGGTAAACTGTACGTCTGCTTATTCCTATCAATTTACAGGTGTCCGCAATACTCAAAAAGGCTTTGGCTTTCAGTTCCTCAATAGGTTGGCTTTTTATACGCTGGGTTTCCTTATTGCTTTGCTCAACCTTACCAGCCCTTTGTTTGGCTTTGTATGCTGCACTATTGCAACGGTGTGAACAGTACAGCGTGGTGGTGGTTCGTGCTGTGAACTCATTACTGCAATGCTGGCAAATTCTTTGTACCTGAATGTTTGAACTCATATTCGTAGCTTATTGTGCCTTTGTATGTCTATGTGTGCCAATTAACCCCTTAAAAAATGGGTTGAGGTACAAATTTGCCTTTCAACCCATAGTAAGGTACAACAAAGGTACAAATATTTAATAAACAAACAACTATTAACACAAAAGAAACCTATATTTGTAAGCATTAAAAAAGCCCTGTATTATAGGTCTTTAGTAGGTTTCTTAATTGTTTTGTGTTTGTTTCTTTTGTGGTGGTTACTTTCCAATACAAAATGTAACAACCCTTTGTTTATAGGGCTTTCAGAAACGGAGGTACAAATAAGGTACAATTTGCACCGAAATACAGCAAACTATCAATGTGAAAACTTAGTTTGTTGCCAAATCAAAGTTAACGGCATTTCTTATAATTAGTCCATTCATTCTGTTTGTATGTGTGACTATAAAAAATATTTGGTGGCGCAATAAAGTTGCTTTAACTATATTCACATAAAATTAAACCACAATGAAAAAATTAATCTTCGCTGTAATCGTTCTTGTAACGTTTTCATCATGCAAAAAATGCTTCCTATGTGACGGGCAAAAGGTTTGCCCTGATAAGAATTACGATATTTATAAAGACAAGAAT